TAAGCTTAACAAATTCTTCTCCATTCATAAGATGTGTCGTTTCATACCTTTTAAATAGGTTTATTTTCAGTTTTTTTAAATGTCAGTGTGTGACAGTTAAAAGTAATAACAGTTGCTAACCCTATTTTTTCCAAATTTGATCCCAAAACTCCGGAACTACACCATGAGCATTACCGAAAAGGGTCTCAAAAGTTTTCCTATAGTGCATTTCTTCCTTGCTTTTTGGCTTCGTCTCTGTGAATATTGTCGAAATGTAATTGTAAAAATCATGATCAGAGTATAAGTTGTCGTAGTATTCTTCTATTGACTTTCCCAAACTCCTGCTAAAACAATTTACAACATCTCCCAATGGCCTCCATAGCACTTCCTTGCTTAGCAATCCATTATCAAACGCTTTCCTAACAATGTACTTTTCGATTGGACGCTTTGAATTTTCAAAAATCTGCGGTCTCTTAAGCATTGGATGCACTGAAAGCATGTACTCCATGAATTGTGTGTCTAAGTATGGATGTCGCAACTCGATTCCATATGATGATGCAATTTTGTCACACCGCAACAAATCATATTTAGCAAGTCTTTCTAACAATTCTACACTTTTTCTTTGCATCATGTCATCGTCGTACTCGAACAATTGTTTGTATCCACACAATTCATCAAGACCCTCACCTGTTAACAAAACTCGCACATTGGTCTTCTCTTTAATGTAACGAAATAAAATTGTATACGGGATAGATGTCCTGATAGTAACTGGATCAAAAGTTTCAACTGTCGCAATTACAGAATCTATATCTCTATTCAACAACTTAATATCATCCACTGTAATAATATGATGTCTAATATCCAATGACAACTCCTTCTCCAAGTAACTTATACACCGCTCCGCACTCTTTACATCTTCACTCGCTTTATCTCCAACAGTAAATGCATAAACTGGATCTTTTGCATTCTTTGCTATAATGCTCAAAATCAATGCACTATCAAACCCTCCTGAAAATAAAACTCCGACAGGAACTCCCGATGATTCATACCTCCTCATCACTGCTCTAGTAACTTTCTCCTTTATACCGCTATACAAATCACTAATTACATCAGGCTTTGCAGATTTAATTGTACAATTATCTATTGACTTGTAATACTCCAAATTCCCATATTGTATAAAATCATCTCCTCCATTTCTGGCATTCTGAAAGGACCAATATGTTCCCGGTGGAACTTCAATGATTTTGTACAAATTGTCTTCCAGTATAAACTTTGGCACACCCTTGATCTCCGATACAAACATATAAAAAAATTCAGATTGATGCTTTATCATGTACAAAGGTCTCGCGCCTAGAATGTCTCTCACCACGTATACGTTAACTTCGTCCAACACAAACGTCTCAATGTTTTCCATCAACACAAATGTAAAATCCCCATCAAGCTTTCTCAAAGTCTCCTCTAACCCATACTTGATGTACAATGGAAGTATGACCTCGCAATCACTTGTTGAACGCAAATCCCGTTCCGAAAACTTCTCATCTATCTTCAACTCCTCTGCATTATATATCTCGCCATTACACATTAATGTTCTTCTAGGTCTAGTTCTTAACTCTGGATATTTTCGTGTTTGATGCAAAATTGGATCTTCAAACGGCTGTGATGCATCTCTTGTCTGATCGTTAATACTCATTCTGTGAAACCCACTAATAAACGTAAAAGGCGTATATTCTTGCATTTCTCTTTTGCTAAGAAATAATCTGACCTGGTCTTGATTATTCCTTGTTATCTTAGTATTTGATTCTACAATGTACGCAGAATCATCTTGACCTCTGTGCCGCATTTTCAAAAAAGATCTGGTAAACTCTATGTTGACCGGTGGATTTTGTGAATTATAGACAACCAATGAAATCCCACCCATTTACTTATTTATACCTCCCTTTTTATTTTTGTAAAGTGAACTCATAAAATCACTCTACAGAAACATCTTAATCACTCTTGTTTGTTTGTACTATTTTTAATATTTCATCAAACTTTTCCCCAATCCTCCTCTTATCTTGTACACTGATTTTTTTCAAATTCATCTTTGATTTGATTTTTTCAATACAAACTGCCTTGTCTTCCTCTGTAATTGATTCACCGTGCTTGATAATGTAGTATAAAATTTCCTCATGAACTAGTTTCTCATTACCATCTGTTATTAAAGTCCGTTGTACATTACTTCGCCTTGTGCTAACTCGCTTCACCCCCTTCCCCAAATGGTTTGTCAATACAAACTTTTGTTCTTTCTCGTCAAACTTCAGTACTTTGATCACTTCAATGTAACCTCGAGTTGTATTCCACTTCAAATCTCTATAAATTAGCCCCTTACCCTTATATGCATCAATCAATAACTTTGACATATCCTCCACTAATTTGCTTTTTATCACATGATTATTAATTTTCTCTCGCATCATGTGTTTTTCTACATGGTGCTCTGCATAACTTGTAAACCTTTCATTCCTTTCTTCGTCTGACAATACTCCCCACCTTTTAAAATATTTCCCTACTTGCTGATGCTGCTTTTGCACTACATTTGTTTCAATTGTTTTTTGTTCTGTCAAAATTAAATACAAGTCATTCTCGAGATTTCTTACTGTGTTTTTAGTATATTTATCTTTCTCCTCCATTGACTCGTGCATTTCTCGAAGCTCATTTATATATCCATCTAGCATTTCAGCAATGAATATATTTCTAGTTGTATGATCTCCTCGCCTTCCTATGTCATTCACATCTAGTGCACATCCAAATTTAACTCCTAAATATTCGTGAATATTAAGAGATGTCTCTGCATGTAGTATCGACAAATTATGAATTAACTCTTTATATTGCTCCTTTATTCGTTTTGTTTTACCAAGCGTCTCCGCATAAACATGAATGGCAGCTATACACTTCTCAAATATTTCTAACTGCTGTTCTGTTAAATGCTCTTTCATAAACATCAAAATTTTATCCTCCACTCGTCTCCTTTCTAACTCGATTTCATTAATTTCAACCCTTTCTATAAGCAGCTTATGCAAATCATAATATATCAACCCCTTGTCATCCTGCTCTTGTAACCACTGGCAACGTTTTTGACGTATTTCTTCCCGTAATTGATCTTTTAAATAATCCTCTTCTTCCCAAATTTCATGGTCACTTATTTCAATCTTAATGAAAGGACACATCCCGTATGCACTCAAAACCTTTTCATGTAGAAACAAAATACCTGGATACTCCTTAGGCTCAACTTCTGCATACTTCTTTTGGTACTCCATATACTCATTGAATTTCGTTTTAGCCTTTTCACGAATCTCTTTTGCCTTTTTAGCTTGAGTCATTGCTTCTCCGTCCCGCTTCTTTCTAGCAGCCCCAAATTCTATACTGTCAAATGCCCTCTCTGCTCTTTTTAGCTCATTTTCTTTTTGTTTTCTTTCCCTCTCGCTCTTGTGAATTTGTTTCAACCTTTCAGTGTGTTCTCTCAATACTCTCATTTTTTTTTTCTTTTCTTCATCCAATTCCTCCTTTGTTTCACTGTCTGTAACCATTTTCTTCTTATCAAGCACTCGTTGTATGTCCTTTTTTAAAAACTCTATTGTTCTTGCTATTGATTCTTTTGCATTCTCACTCCTCCTTACATCCATTTAAGAATTACCACAACATGATTCTTTTCAATTTTTATTTGTTTATTTGCAAAATCTCTATTCCGTTTTCTTTAAATATTCTTATACATATATTGCCAAGTTCTTCCGTGTAAAATTCATTGAATACAACTCTTTTAACTCCACACTGTATTATTTTTTTTACACAGCTAATACATGGTAACAATGTCACATACATGCATGAATCTTTTAATTCCGCCTTTGAAACAAAGAATAGTGCGTTCTCTTCTGCATGCAAACACATGCATATGTCAAGACTTGTACCTGGATCACCTCCTTTTTGACATCTCTCACATCCACCTTCAAAACAATTCTTAGTCCCCTTCGGTGTTCCATTGTAACCTAATGATAATATCCTATTGTCATTCACCAATATACATCCAACTCTTCTTCTGGAACAATTACTTCTTCTGCTTGTCAGCTGCGCTATTGTCATAAAATATGTATCCCATGATGGCCTTTCAAAATCCATCTATTTATCTAATCCTTTTTGTATTTAAATTTGATATTTGGTTTTTTCCTAAAAGTATTTTCTCTATTACTTGTAATAAGTGTATCATGATTTCTGATAAATTGCTTATCAATCTTAAAATTCTCAGCAAAATTCAAAAGAATGGCCGCATTTCAAGAAGCTATGATGGTATTATTGGTCTTGAAAGGGATGCCATGTATCAACCCTTGAAGCGGTTCCTTTCTCAAGATTCTAGGAAACAAGCAATTAACGAAATTAATAGTATTATTTCCGAAAGTATTACCACTTTTCACAATATTCTTAACTCTAAATATATGAGCACCACATTTTTTGGAACAGACGAATACAATAAGAATTGTGAAAATCTTCAACTTCTTGTTTCAGAAATGGATCAAGCTTGTATGGGAATTGAAAATCTTAAATTTACTTATCAAAATGACCAAAATATATCTTCTCAATTAGATATAATGATTTTAAAACTACGAACAAACATCAAAGACATTCACCTAAAGTTAAATATTTTCTTGCCTCAAGATTACGATTCGACAATTATTAAGCCATTTGAATCTGGCATAGATGATCAACAATCATGTCACGACTCTACTTGTCACACTGAATCTTGATATAAAATAATAAAATATGTTGTAATATTATATTATCATGATAAACATCCAAGATATAAAAAACCCAGTCAATATCCTCGAACAGCCCAAATCACAAATGATCACTAACCCCTACATTACATTTACCAACCACACTCCTATTGTCCCTAAATATTCCCAAAAAAACTTTCATCACAATATCTCTGCAAGCATAATTGGTGTTCTTGATGACCTCCTAAATAAGCCTTCTGACGTGCCGTGGAATAGCTATCTCGTATCAACATTGCGAAAAGATCAACGTTACTTCTATGTTGGGATTCTTCTCGTCGTGCTCTCAATATTTTTTTTACTAATTAGAGTATAAATTGCGCTTTACTAAATGTACATACTCAAGAAAGGTTGTTCTTGATTCTTCACAAAAAGTGTTTGATCTACATACTTTTTTGTTATAATGTATTTAATTAATTCCTCTTCCGATTCTAATTTTAAATCATCTACATTATTCACTAAAACGTCATAATTAAACTTGTTTAGAACTTTCTCTATACATTTCCTTAGCTGTCTGATACCACTTTCAGCTTCACACTTGTGTAAAACTATATATTCTATTACTTCTTTGTCAATCTGAACAACAAAATCAAAATTCATACTGCTAATTATTTCAGGAATCACCTTTTCTCTGCAAATCAATACCTTTTCCTCTAATGTTGGTTTTTCAATATATAAAATCTTCATTCTGTCAGACACAATTTCATCTACTTTTGACAGATCATTGAATGACAACACAAAAAATACCTTAGACAAATCCAAAGGAATATTCGATAAATAATTATCTTGGAACTTGTTGTTCTGCTCTTCATCTAAAAGATGTGTCAATACACCATTTATCTCCCTTGCCTTAGAATCACTAATTTTATCCAACTCATCCAAATATATAATAGGATTCATATATTTTGAGCTTTGTAAAGCTTCTACAATTTTACCAGCCTTTGATCCAACATATGTCTCACTATGTCCTGTTAATACTGCAACATCATTACAACCCCCACAGTTAATTTGATAAAAAGGAAGTTCCAATGCCTCCGCAAGGCTTTTTATTAGCCGAGTTTTGCCAACACCCTGTGTTCCGCACAATGCCAAAACTTCACCCTTTCCATCTGGGTTAGTGATTTTCCTTGCAATAAATTCCAATATCTCCTGTTTAACATCATCTAATCCATATATATTCTTGTCTAGTTTTTCTTTCACTTCCTTGAAAAATTTTTTAATATTATCTACACTGTCATTCTTTGTTATTTTTAATTCTTTGTATTTTCCATGTGGTATTGATACTACAGTTCTTAACCAATTTATTCCCTTTGAGTAGTCTGTTCCGGTCAATGCACATGTATTATCATGCTTATCAATTAAAAATGATTTTGTAGCAACGTCCATATCAAGTAGAAGCAACTGATCCCTCAGTTTTTCAACTGTATCTGATGTCTTGCTCCTTTTAAAATTTTCAATTCTCTTCTCTTCCGCATCTAGTTTTCTCTTCAACTTGTTTGTAATAGTCACGTGTTGGAGCTCTTCTTCAGAAATCACCCTAAATGGAGTGTCTAGTGGCTCACATGAGTGTCTCCTCGATGACCTCTTTTTTAATTCCGTGTCCTTACGGTATGAATCTAGAAACGTTTGTTCTATCATTATCCAATGCAAATCATCCCGGCAAGGAAGCCCAAGCTTTGTCGAAACGTGATCTTCACTACAGATAAAATATTTACAAATTACGTAATTATATACTATATCTCCTCTCACATACTCAAATTTCTCTTGCCAGTTTCCTACAAACATCTTGTTCTATTCTTTCCAAATATATAATTCATTTTTTCTCATTTTACATTTCTTTAACTAATTTATTTAATACTGTTTAGATAAATTGTTAATAAAACTTAATATTCCACACTCTTGGGTGGCGAACTCTTGGGTGGCGAATACTTCAATGGTTCTGAAGACGTGTCCGTGCTGTATCGGTCCAAGGTGTTGTCCCAGCTTTGCTTAGCCTTTTCCATTTTTTGTTCCAACTTTTGTTGAGCTCGAGAGGCCTGTTGTTGCGCTTTCACGTAATCACTAATAACTTGTCTATCTTTAAAATCAGCATATTTGTTCTTCAAGTCCCCAGTTGCTGACTTAATGCTTGAACTTAACTTGGAACCAAAAGAAGATAATCCTGAACTTAACTTAGAGCCAAGAGTTGAAGCACTGTCACTCAAAGCAGAAGCTGCTTTTTTTGCTGTATCAGCAGCACCACGCAACAACTCTTTCATCTTCTCTTGTGCAACATCAATAGATGCCTGCACAGATTCCATAGTCTTTTGAATTTTTTCTCTTCTTTCAGCACTCTTTTCTGCACTCAGCTGTGCTTTTAACTCTTGTAGCTCCTTTTTCTTTGCAGCAACTTCGTCTTCCAATGCTCCTCCAGCTTGTCCGTACATGCCAAGCAAAACACCCATACCTCTCATTCTATAATGAGACTTCACATGCTTTCTCTTTGAGCTCTTTCTAGCACTCGGCTTGGCACTTCGACTAGCACTTCGACGAGCACTCGGCTTGGCACTTCTACGAGCACTCGGCTTGGCACTTCGACGAGCACTTCTCTTGGCACTTCGACGAGCACTTCTCTTGGCACTTCGACGAGCACTTCTCTTGGCACTTCTACGAGCACTTCTACGAGCACTTCGCTTGGCACTTCTACGAGCACTTCTACGAGCACTTCTACGAGCACTTCTACGAGCACTTCTACGAGCACTTCTCTTGGCACTTCGCTTGGCACTTCGCTTGGCACTTCGCTTGGCACTTCGCTTGGCACTTCGCTTGGCACTTCTACGAGCACTCGGCTTAGAGCTCAGACGAGAGCTTCTTGAACTTCCAGCAGGACTACGGCGAGCAACACTTTTCATTTTATATAGTTATATATATAAAAAAAAATTACAAAGTCTTAATTAAATTTTCATTTTTCGTTCTTCTTTTCTATTCAATTCTTGGTTAAAGCTCGTTTTCATATACTCATAAATATGCATGTCTTTCCCATCTGTCACAAATGGATCCATTAGTCCTAAATTATTACGTATTCTATAGAGAGCTTTGATGTCATCTTGATCATATGCACTAATGTTGTTATCCATTTTTTGTACCCTTTGGATGTCGATATTTTCAATCTTTATATCTTGCAAATTAATTGACAAAACGGGCATGTCAAGATTTTGAATGCCGCTCATTAGCCCATATTGCCCCAGGTTTTTTAGTAAAATATTGACTCTTAATGTACCCACAAACATGCGACCAGTGCTAAATTGTATGTTGAAAACGAAGCTTCTCGTATCACCAATATCACGCCAGTATATATTATTAATGTCCTTAATAAGTTTAATGCTTGAATCCTCTGTTATTGCTTTTAACTCTGTTAGTAATACCTCTTTAAAAATGTTATTGTACCCAAAAACAAAGCTGGCAGGAAAATTGTTATATGTAGAATCAACCATCTCGTCTACACCCCCGTATGCCTTCCTGAATTTTTCATCATATAAATCGGTTTCTCTCTCAATCATGTCTCCATCCATCACTTTAACATTGTTTGAGTTGCTTGGGACGACATCAAACTCCTCTTGAGTTTTTTGGTACCACATGAAATATACAATACCGACCACAAAGAAAATGAGTAACCACATTATTTAAGTAAACAAATAAATTAATTTACCAGCATTCTCCTGATGAAAAATCAACTCTTTTGGGCTGTTTGGGTATACCCTGAGATCCTTCTCTCTCCGCAATCAGTTCTTGAAGTCTTGCATCAATATCCTTTTGCTTTGGCGAAGTATTCTGTTCGCCCTTTAAGAATGCACCTTTTGAAAAATCAGCTTCGGGTCGCCGTCTCTTATTTTTCTCGTAATCATTGCTCTTTTCCATACCTGCCTCCGGTGGAGTTTTTATTTTTTCATCTGGCTTTCGAATAAACTTGAATGTTTGTTCAGTAGCATCATGTAATCCCTGAGCACCAACGCTTGCATATGAGTCTGAAAAAGATCCCATTTCATTCTGGTTGAACCCCTCCAACTCCCTTTCACTGTTTGCATTTATTGTATGTTCCAACCATTTAAATGCTTCTTGACCAGACAATACGTATTCACCTCCTTTAATAATAATGGTAGGCACCTCTCGAATTGGTTGTCCTAATGCGTATTGAATGTCGTAAAATACTGCTGATCTCTGCTGCGTCTTTGCATCCACATCAACGCTGACTTTAATGAACGATTGGAACAAATCAGGATATTTGTCCAAGGCTTGGTTAAATTGCAAAGAATAATTACAATATTCCGAATAGATAAATATAGGATCTTCAAACATCTTTTGTGATCTATAACATAAAATATATTTGTACTCTTTACGAAAAGTGTGGAAATTCTGTAAATTAAATATCTGTGCTGCTATTAGATGTCGGATATACGCCTTCGAAGAATAACAGTTAATTCGCAAGATTATCCATTACTAATACAAAATGGTGTTGTCAATATTGCGAGCACCATGAGCTCCGATAGCAGCATATCAGGTGCCCTTGTTGTAAATGGAGGAGTTAGTGTAGGGTGCACAAAGTCTGCTCTAAGTCCTACAGCAGGCGGGGGGCTAACTGTCAACGGAGGAATAGGTGTACTTAAAAATGTACATGTTGGTCAAGATTTTAGTTTGTCAAGTGCTACTGGTGTTTTTCAAATAGGTGGGATAAGCGAGCCACGTTTTATTGTTGATAGTGTCACAAACCGAAGTGTAACTATTAGACCTGATGGTGTAAATACTCGATTTCAATTATTAGACACAACCTGTAATATCAATATTACAACACCCAGTACAAATTCATCAACTGGAGCATTTGTGGTTGTTGGCGGCATGTCTTTACAATCATCAGAAGACTCCACCTCCCCCACGAATGGTGGAAGTTTAACAATTTGTGGCGGTGGGTCATTTGGTAAAAACTTGTATATTGGCGAGTCTGCCCATGCAAAAACACTCCGTCTGTCATCAACAGCCGATAATTCAGACTCCTCTACTATCGACTTTTACAAATCAAGAAATGATACAAACACTCAACAATCAGACATCTTTGGGGAAGTCACTTGGAACGGGTATGCAAACGGAGCATATACAAAGGCCGGTTCAATCTATATGGAACAAAGCACTGCTGGAAGCTCATATTTATCAGGCAAACTTACAATAGAAATTTCAGATTCATCAGGTGATATAAAAAGTCACGTAGTTGTTGATGCTGAAAATGATACTACAAACCTTAATTCAAACAACATTGCCATTAACTCTACGCATGCATCAGCATTATCAGTATATGGAGGTGTACACATTTCAGATAAGCTAATTGTAGACAAGAGTATTGCTTCATCTTTTAATTCAAATACTATTGGATCAATTATTACCACTGGGGGTAATGTGGGAATTCACACTTCATCCCCGACATGCACGTTTGACGTTAATGGCACAATGAATGCTCACAATTTTACGGGTGAAAACATAAGTTTGTCAGGAATAGCAATATTTCCAAACATAGAATCAGATTCTCATTCAAGTGCTAATGTTTACGTTTCAAACATGCTAACATCATCCGACTTAGCAGTCACAAGTGCTTCGTTTGCAAGCTTGTATGCAGAAAATGCCACCGTGCCTGATTTCAATTGCACAAACATTACATCATCAAATCTTATTATAACAAATATTTCAGCACACAATATCTCTACATCTAACATCACTGTTGCATATCTACAGTCAACATCACATAGCACATCATCCCTCTCTGCCGAAACCGTGGTCACAGACACATTCCTCTCAAACGAATCAGTGCAAATACTATCCGATTCAAATACTATAGGAAATATAACAACAACCGGAGGAAATATTGGAGTTAACAATGTTTCTCCTAGCTACTCTTTGGATATTAATGGGACACTTCATGTCAATAATGTTGTCACCTTTTCAAATTCAATCAAGAGTACAAATTCCTCAACTGGATCTTTAGTTGTGGTTGGTGGCATTAGTATTACAAACACGTCCGATGCTACAAGCTTGACTTGTGGGGGAAGCTTTACAACAAACGGGGGTGCAAGCATCTACAGAGATGTATTTATTGGAGGTGTAACATCATTCACGAATACCACGCCATCTACTAGTTACTCAGAAGCAAGTGTAAATATTGCAGGTGGACTAAGTATATCTGGAAATCAAAATGTGGCAAACATTGGAAATGGTGGCGCCCTTACTGTTGCTGGCGGCGCATCTATTGGCCTTGATTTATATGTCGGAGGAGAAATTAATGGAAGTGGTAGTAGCTCAAGCTCATTTGCATACCTTACTTTAACTGCAACAGATGAAGCTGTAAATTTAACAAGTGGATCTTTAATCACCTTTGGCGGTGTAACTATTCAATGCACAACAAATGCAAGTAGTGTTTCTGATGGTGGTTCACTCCTTGTAAACGGAGGTGCTAGCTTCAACGGTGATACTTATTATGCTGGTAATCAATTTCTCTATAATCCATCAAATTATTTTTCACCAACAAATGACGTAATCAACATTTATGATAATTTAATGATTAAAAGAACATCTCTTGACTTGGATTTGAGCTCTTACAATTTCTCCATATCGCGGTACGATGCACTTGGAAATTTTGTAGAACGAACTTTTGAAATCTCTAATTTAGATGGAACAATTCACTTTTATAATACTACACCAAGCACTGGTAATCAAAGCGCTGCATTGACTGTAGACGGAGGCGTTTCAATCAATTGCACATCACTTGCTCTTAACGCTGACAATGGTGGGGCATTAACAGTATCTGGCGGAGCAACCGTAAAAAAGAACGTGCTGATTGGAGGCGACACCCATCTTTATTCAACAACACAAAGCTCAAATGTAAGTACTGGAGCACTACTTGTTAATGGTGGTGTAGGTATTTCCGGAAACTTGAACGTCCTTGGAAACACAATATTAAATGGAGACCTTACAATTACAGGAACAACAACAACAGTTATTTCCAATAACACCGTTATCGGAGACAATGTCCTCGTTTTGAATTCAGGCCCATCCGGATCAAAAGACTCTGGTATCATCATTCAAAGATACCAAATCGATAACAATTCTGGAAGTGGAGATGCAGTCAATGATACTATCTACGAAACAACAACTCTTCCCTTGCAAGGTAGTGTTACTAGTACACAAATTAAATTTGATTCTACTCTTAATGCCTCAGATAATTATTACAATGGATGGTGGATCAAAATTGCCTCAGGCTTCAGCAACAATCAAGTTCGAAAGATAGTTTCCTATAACGGGTCCCAGAGGCTTGCAACCTTGTCTTCCTCTTGGCAATCCCAGAATCCTAGTCAAGGCGATCACGTTTATCTATATAATAAACCCTTTGTTGGACTAAAATACAATGAAATCAATGATAGATTTGAGTTTGGTAGCTCTACTTCTGATGATTTTAATTCTATAACTGATACCATCCCTATTAGGTTCCATTCCGCTACAAGCACATCTACTCAAGCATGCGAAAATCCCACCTCTGGATCTATCCAATGCTCCGGTGGACTTTTGGTTTCAAATACCACAGATGCTACAAGTACAACATCAGGTGGAAGTTTTATGTCTCTTGGTGGGGGAAGTTTCTCCAAAACCTTGTATGTTGGTGATACTTTGGTTGTAAATGGTACTAACATGACCCCAAATGCAGGAGACATTTTTTCCACTATCAGCTTTACAGCTGCCAATAACCAAACTACTCCTACCAATGTCACAGGAGTCTCTTTTGATAGTGAGGTTTGGGGGTTTGACGCATATATTTCTGCAAAACTTGTGGCCAGTTCAAACCTTGTCTCTAACTTTCATATACGTGGCGTGAACCGTAATGGATCATGGGAAACCGCTAAAACATATGTTGGTGATGATATGGGCATAGAATTTATAGTAACCAACTCAGGCCAGCTTCAATATACATCTTATAACTACACAGGCTTCACAAGCTTGACTTTTAAATGCAGGGCCCTTGTTAATTAAAGCACTAAAAAATTGACATGAAAACAGAGCATAAAAATATATTATTGATATGACAGATAATCCGTTTATGCAGAATTCACTTGATAATGAATGTCGTATGCTATGTCGAACCTCAAAACAAAATTGCTACTTTGCTAGAGACAAATCTTTGAATATAACAAAATACACATCAGATACAGAAGCATACGATAATGAAGTTCACTTTTATCTTAAATTTCTAGGAAAACACTTGTTTCCAGACATGAATGCTACAAATAATACAATTACATACATGGTAAATAACATGAAATCTCTCCGAAGCTTCTTAGATGACATGTCTAGTTTTCAAAAGAGTAAAAAGTATGGTATCATACTAAACGAGCTCCTCAGTTTCGTAAATACATTTCAAAAACTCCATTTTGTGCACGGTAATTTAAATATTGATAATGTTTTTGTGGAAGTATCCTCGCACAGTGTTTCTCTAATCAAATTTTGTGTAATTGACTTTGGCCATTCTAATACATTTGTTCATGAAAATTGTGAAGATTTTCATACTCTTGAAAAATCTCTTTCAGAATACTTCGAACATAATAATAAACTGCTTTACCTCAAAAATTTAGTGAAAAGATATACAAAATTATCCTATCAATAATAATGATTGATAAGCTTACCACTCTTTTTATCGGGAACAAGACTATGATTCGACATTTCGTCATATGGTCTTGCTGTATTATATGATACAAACTTTGTTGTATTCTTTATTCCTGTCTTACTCAAGTTCATCAAGTAGTATTCGTGCATCTTGTCTAAATTTCTTGAAATCAAGATGTTATATTTTTCTACAATTTTATCTAAATAGGCCATCATATTTTTTTGTTTTGGAACAGAATACACATAGTTATGCAGATTATTTATAGTGTTTGATTTCAGTTGAATAGCGATTTCAAACATTTCTGAGGTGTTTTGCGGAAATGTACCATTGCTCACGTAGAACTCTTCTATTATCCTCCTCTTCTCTAAAATATTGTCCACTCCTCTTATAAACAATAAGAATTCTTGTCCATTGTATTCCGAAAATGGTATGATTGCATATATAAAATGAATCATATCAGAGTCCGTGTACAAGTTTTTTACTCTATTCTCTTCAAGCATTTTCTGTTTTTCTAATCTTGAAAGTTTTTGATTACTATTTGTCATAATTCTAATCTTCTCTATCACCAAACTGTTAATCGTATCTTGAATTTTTTGTAACTTGATCATCGTATGTGCATTTCGGTCTTCTAAATCTCCAGTTTTTACAGTTACATAGGTATTTGCTATGTAATAAACGAAAACCAAGAGAATAATTACAAATCCATAGTTTTTAGAAAACAAAGTTGTAAAAATAATGATCAAAACAACTGATAAAGCAATTGCATCGAATTTAAGGTTTCTCTTGTACTCACCATTTCCTTTTGTAAATAAACTTATTATAGAATCCATCGTCTTAATACTTGCAGCGAAAAAAATAATAAGACGGGCAAAAAATTGATTTTATATACAAGTTTAGGAATTTATAAAATGCGCTTTTCACTCTTTTCCTCCATCTTTTTTAGCGTTGTTAACGCCGACTTTATTCTGTTTCCAAAAACGGACATGACCCCTGGTCTTGCTCAAAAGTTGGCCGAAGAATACAATTTGCAAAATTTAGCAAATATTGGAGATGTTGTTTTCCTTACAACCAACGATGCTAACATCTTGAACTTACGAAATGAATTGTCTCCATTTTTCCATATTGAAGAAGATGTTCGTATTCAGATTAACGAAGCTTTTGTGTTTTCTAAACAATCGGATGAAAATGTTGTACCCTGGCACCTTGACAGAATTGTTAAAAGAAATCTTCCATTGAATAATTCATTCCCCTTTGCAAATCAAGGCATGTGTCACACTAACGAGGATCTTCTCATTAACTCTTATGTTGTTGATACTGGAATTGATGTCACTCATCCTCAATTTGATAATCGAGCAAAATGGGGTGCAAATTTTGCCGATGACAAAGATACTGATTGCAATAGTCACGGCACACATGTGGCTGGTCTCATTGGTTCAAATGATTACGGTGTTTGCGTGGATGCAAATTTATATGCAGTAAAGGTATTGGATTGTGATGGATCCGGTACTCTCTCTGGTGTCATCAGAGGCATTGAATGGGTCTTCAAGAAACACATTGCACACAGCAAATCAAACACCAAGACTGTTAAAAGTATTATTAATATGTCTCTTGGCGGAGGATATTCCAAAGCAATCAATAAGGCTGTTGAGTCTTGTTTAGCTGATGATAACTTCTACATTGTCGTGGCGGCCGGAAACGAAAATGCAGATGCTTGCAACACTTCACCCGCAAGTTCTAATGGAGCTTTGACTGTAATGGCAAGTGACCAAAATGATGTGCGTGCCTGGTTTAGTAATTGGGGAACTTGTTCTGATATTTACTCTCCTGGTGTTAATATTTTGTCCACAATTCCAAATGACAAAACTGCAGTGTATAGTGGCACTTCTATGGCAACTCCTATACTCGTAGGCATCTTGAATCATTACATTGATCAATATCCGACTTTTAATATGAAAACTATCAAGCATCAAGTTTTGCAAGACTCTTCTCGAGATAAGATTATCAATAATGCAAAACGCAGCAACAACTATCTTGTGTTTCTATCGAGATCATAAATGGCAACTTTTTGACCTCTGTTTGTGATCAAACATACATAAACCCCTCCTCACATCATTCCAAGATAATACGTCTTTAGTAACAAGAATGTACTTCATGCCTAGAACTTTTGCTTCCATACAATGGTAAAAGTTGTCGTCAAAAACAACAATGTTTCGATATTTTATCTTGGTTTTGTTTCTTATAGCTTTAAACATCTTATCTTTTGTATACAATCCATCATATAATGTTTTTCTCGATTCTACACAATCAAACAAGTGTAAAACATTATATTGCTGAAGGTGCTCCCTTGCAAACACGTTTAATGATGCTAATGCCATTCGTATGCCTGAACGCCGCAAATATTGCAAAATATCCTTTATATGCGGAAGTAGCTCCATCTGACCAGATATGTGTAACGTATTGTCTAAATCAAAAATCACTAACTTACATTTACCCATTAGATAATCACATTATTTAAAAAAAACTGAAATAACTACTTATCACCACTTTTTTAAATATGCATCATCTATCCGACTTCCAAAAGGTGTTAGAATTCAACCGGGCTTTTGGTGTCCTCTCTCACACAACTCCAAACTTGGAAATCTTTCGACGTGACCCTAAATTGGTTCAATATCGGTTGTCCCTTGTTCAAGAAGAATTTGAAGAATTAAAAGATGCTATTAAAACAGAAAACTTTGCCGAAACAATTGACGCTTTGACTGATATACAATATGTTGTATTGGGATTTTATACCGCTTTGGGAATTGATGCAGACAAAGCTTTTCAGATTGTACACGATAGTAATATGTCGAAATTATGTAAAACAAGAGAAGAAGCAGAGCACAGCGTAAAATGTTACTCTGAAGAAAATCCACAAAGATATGATTCTCCTCGTTATAGAAGAGCAGACGATGGGGTTCACTGGGTTGTTTACAATGCATCTACAAACAAGATCCTCAAATCCTACAAGTATACACCTGCTGACTTTAGCAGTATTATGTAAAAAATTGAATAAAAATCAAAAATATGAGTTAATATGACTAATTGTAAACGACGAAACCCCTTTGAGGACATGCCTGCAAGTAAATTACATTGCAAATTTTCTATTGAACCCACTTATCATGACAATGATATTATCATGATAAACAAATCATTTGAAAAAGAACTAGAAAGGGTTCTAAAAATGAAATTCTTAGACTACATTGAATATGACGATTCATCCGAATATGACTCTGATTAATAATAATAGACAAACAAAAAAAAACATTAAAGCCTCTGCAATCTCTCTATTGAGTATTAGCAGAGGCTTTTTTTGTTTTCATTACAGCGTGTATCTGCACATAACTGTTAACGAATGCAAGCCAGTGTTGACACTCTGAAATTTAACGAGTGCCTTTGTAGTCCCCGTTACACCCACACACAATGTATTAAATATAGCAATAATATCTTGCTCATCTGTGTACCCTGAGCATGTCCCAATCATGTCACCTCTTGTTGCAAAATTTTCACTCCTACCTGGTATTGTGAACTCGAATTGACATGTTTCGCTGCCAGCAACAGGCATTACTTCTATGCTCATTGTAAATATAGCCTCAGTTCCAACTACCATAAGTTTGTTGTTGCTATAAAGCGTTATAGAGCACCCTTGAGTATTGGAGAATGTCACGTTTGGTGAAATTGGCTCTCCAGTTGCTATCAAACTACCCAAAAGGTACAAGTCTCCGCCTATGTATGTATCTCTTTTAATAGATGCACCACCCGCCACAGTGAGACAACCTCCATTATCAATACTTGATGCATTCTTGGTTGTAGCAATCGCAATACCTCCATTTACTACAAGCGACCCGCTACTAACATTTGACGACACATTTGTACAAGAGACAATTACTTTTCCACTGTTTTCTATTGTCATCACTGCGTTCCCACTTGTATTAGTATGCACCTGCAATGACGAGCTTGAACACCCTGTTTGTAGTATGATGTCACCAGCATTTGATACGTGATTATTACCATGTAAAACAATCTTTGATCCAGATGTGTTTCCTCCAAGAATTCCAATGTATCCAGTGTCATTGTCTGCCGAGATAAAATTGTTTTGAGCCAAAACTAGTAAATTGTTGACATTGGTCGTACTTATACCCATATTTCCAGTAGATTGAACGGTAATGAGCTTTGTTGCATTATTTGGATCGGTCCCGGAATTATTGAATGTAAGCGCAAATGAGCTTGTGAGCATATTGCTCAGTAAACCAAAACGTTTTGATGTTCCAGTTTCTACAAAATCAATATATGCAAAACTTTCTCTATCACTTTGCAATGTAAGACTTGCACTTGTGTGATTAATATGCAATGCACTCTGCGGTGTTACTAAATTTCTACCTATAACTATATTGTCACCTACAAAAAGCCGCTTGCTAATTCCCATTCCTCCCAATGTCGTCAACGAACCTCCACGTGTGCAACTAACACTGTCAGTTGTGTTCTCAATTGATATGCCTCCAAATGTATGTATGCTTCCTGTCATTGCACTTGAGCTTGGTGTAGTGTCATCGACAAGGATCCTTGCTGTCTGAAGATCGCACAATTTTGTGGAAACCAATGTGCTATTTTCCGGATCTAATGCCGCATAAGACATCTTGAACATCTTGTCTTGCTCGTCAAAATAATTAGTAACATATCCTAAATTGTAGAGATTAACAGTATCTCCTGCTGCAGGATTTTGTGTGGTCCACGGCACATCTACTTGTGCTATACGTTGACTTCCATTGTATCCTATAATCCTTCTGATTTGATCAACGTTTGCACCTGTCATAACTCGGATCCACCAACCATTGTAATAGTTGTCAACCGCACTTGCTAAATTACTAAACTTTATTTGCGTATCATTTGAGGTTGACTGGTTTGGTAACGAGTCCACAAATGCAGCAGATTCTGAAACCACATCACCTCTTCCGACATCATTAGACAGTTGATATCTTTGATATAACACTCCTAAATCTCTTGTTCCGGTAGTATTAGAATTATTGTGGCCAATTACAGGAAAGTTGTCAGAGACACTAAATGTATCTCCTCTTGACACTAAATTTCCAATATCCAAATGTAGAGTGCTCTCTTTGGCAGTCGTGTAACTCTCAGTCCATCCCCCTGTATATCCACTCGTCACTCCATTTGGGTTTAGAAGAGTGCCTTCAAATACGATCTTTATAGCATCGTTTGTTTTTGTTCTAACAAATACATTTGTTACAGAATGTGCAGGCACATGAGCAAACAGATGATAAGAGTTTTCTGCGGTATTTTTGAATACGTAAAGATTCACCTTGTCTCCATGAATAATATCCATGTTTCCGATGTGGCTATGTGAAAATGTCGCAGTTGATGTACTGATGTTTGCAATCATTCTTACTGAATAATTATCAGTACTTGAGTTTACACTATTTGATAGTTCGATATCCAAATAGCTTAGAGTCACATTTCCCATGTAATACCAAGCTGCATCTAGATTATTGTCAATAGAGTCCAATAACATGTTTCCTCTTTGTATTGAGAACTTTTCGGTAATATTAAGACTTCCACCTACACCTACACCACCACCTATAACAAGGGCCCCGCTTGTATTGCTTTGACTAGCAGTTGTAGAATACAAAATAGTGTCTCCTCCCACAAGTAATCTCTTGCCGACAGATTGCCCACCAATATTTGTAATTCCTCCTCCACACGTAACACTAGTTGCATCATCTGTTGAATTAATTGATATACCACCCATAGCAACTAAGCTTGCTGATGACAGAGACGTTGATGCAGCAGTATTGTAGAATGTTGTTTGCCCTGTTTCAGCATTTGTTCTAAGAATATCATTTATCAAATTTCCCGATGTGTTATATCTTGATATTGCAAAGTCGTCATTTGTCTTTTTTATAGAATATTGTACCACATCATCAACATTGCAAAACATTATAGCATTATCGGTACCACTGTAAAACACTTGACCATAATTACGTTGGTTTCCTCCAACATAAAAGTCTCCCCCAACACTTGCACCGCCAGCAACCAACAATGCCCCACCATCTGTAACACTTGCCGCATTTGTCATGGCTTGTATAGTTAACCCTCCAAATGTAATAATTGATCCTGATGTCAAATTAATTGCTTCATCTGTTGCTGTTATAGTAAGGTATGCAAACGTGCTTGAACTATTTCCGCTTCCATTGATTTGCCCGCCAATGAATAAATCGCCTCCAATTGATGCTCCTCCAGCAACTGTTAGCCCTCCACCGTTTCCAATGTTTACGGCATTTTGATTGCCTCTTATTGAAAGACCTCCATGTATAACGACAGATCCATTGTTTGTAGTTGTTGAAGGTGATGTATCATAAATCACAACTTTTCCACCCACATGCATGTCTTTGGAGACACTTGCTCCTCCTCGCACTACAAAAGAACCATTTGATACATTTGTGGAATTGGCTGTATTCTCAAAAGTAGCAGTGTCATAAACTGACATAGTACCATTAACTGCCAACATACTTACTGGATTTGATGTGTTAATTCCAACATTACCATTGTGAGAAATAGTCATTCTTGTTCTCGTTTGCGTTACTATCTGAACATTTGAACACGTTGTATTGTCTTGATTCTTTATCACAAGACTTTTTGGATAAGTATCATTTCCATATTCACCAAAGTCATCTGTGACTCCAACTACTCCTCTGATTAAACCATCTTGTGCCATCACCAATTGTGGATTACCAGAAGTGCTCTCAATGTAAACACTTGCATTTCCTCCTCCATTACTTATGTGTAGATCTTTGGATACATCATCAAATGTCAAGCCTGTTGTAGTACGCAGCCCACTTGTTCCATTTCCATACAATACACTTCCACTTGAGAAGTATTCCCTTCCTGTACCACCATATTCAATTCCTACTGCAGTGCCCTTCCACACCCCGGTTTCAATTGTTCCTAATTTTGTAACATGAGATTGATCAGAAAGAGTCTCTAATGCTGCCCCACTTCCACCCGTCAAACCAGTTCCTGCAATATCACCCTTTACACGCAGTGCATCATCAACTATTTCTATGGAAGAGTTATCAACATTAACAAAAATTTCATTGAAATTCTTTGATAATCCAGCTCCTGCTGTTACTTTACCCAATCCACTAAATTGCACAAAACTCAAGTTATGAGTTCCCACTACATCATTGCCTTCTGCTGAATTACAGATCCACCCAGTTGACGCTTGAAGAATACCAAATTGAATAAATGTAAAGATACCAACTGCATGATCTCCTACAATTAAATCCATTGATCTTTGTGGAGCACCTGAGCTGTAAACAATGTACATGCCATTTTCACTCTCATCAATTTGATTTTTAATTAGAATACGATCATATTCTCGTAATGTGTATCCATCAATAACGGCGCCTGGATTATAAGCAGTACTCAAGTTCCCATGCGTCGTTGTTGCCACTTGCACAGACTCTTTTGCATACAATCCTCTAAGTGCTGCTAAATCAACATAGGCCTTGGTGGCAACATCCTGCAAATTTACTGGGTCTTTGACGTTTGTGATAGGCTGATCGTGCATATGCAATCTACTGTACAGATCGGTCTGTCCCGATATTCTTAGATTCTTTTGCACGCTCACTCCTCCAGATACCACTAATGATGCAGTTGATGTATCTACCGACTCTGCAGTATTCGTTATCACATTCACCATTGAGTTTGTTAGAACATTTGTATAGATGTTTGCTGCAAACTTGTCTTCAATATAGAAGTTTGTACCTAACGTTGATGCTCTGTTTATTGTATCCACTGCGAATAGAGATGCACCTGAAGAATTTGTAACAAGCAAACCACTTGTGCTGTCTGTGACTATTGTCACTTTGCCATTTGTATGTATTCCTCTCCTGACTCCCAATCCACCAGACAATGACAATGAAGCCGTACTTGCATTCACAGCATCTGTTGTACTATTCATAGAAACATCTCCCCGTATTCCTACATTACCAGTTTCGCTTTCTACAGACATTAATTCAAGAGAGCCGTTATTGCTTGTCACCATGAATTTGGGTTTGTTTCCTGTATTATTGTAATCACTGTAATTTGGCACATTCACGTTCAGTATTCTACCACTGTTCACTCCCATTGAACCTCTTCCTATTGTGTACCCTGCACTCTGATCGTGCAATGCCTTTAGTTGAATCAGGCTTGGGGCACTTGTGCCATTTGTCGCATTCACAATCTCAAGTGCTGCTTGATCACGTGACCCATCTCCAGCATTTATCCTGGCCTCTCCATGTCTAGCATTATCGATAACAAGAACACCGTATCCTCCATTCCTCTTTTGCACAAACAATGCTTCTGAACTATTTGAATCAATAACTACACCCCCCTCCGTATACAACTTTTTCTGCACTCCTATACCTCCAAGCACAACCAGCGAAGCGGTTGACCCAGAATCTGCCTCATTCGTGCTTGTGATTACGGTAGATGAACTCGATAGTAGTAATGCACCTGTAGTAGCTGATCTAATTGATTGAGAGTCCGCTCCAAAGGTAACAGGAACCTCGTATGGAACTTGAACCTTTTGTGAATTTAAACGGATGCTTACAGTAGCACCAATGTAAAGATTATTATCACTATCGGAATAAATCTTCTGATTACCACTTCCACCAAGCTTCAAAGCATTGTCTGTTGGAATCCTGACATCCAAATTGGGTCCTGGAGAGAGATAGATATGATTGCCCGCTCCAATCAATAGATCATTGTTTAAATTTGCTGATATGCGTTGAAATTCATTACTAAATGATATAGGAATATCCAATGGTAACAGCACCTTCCGGTTTGATCCAGGATTCAACATGATGTCTTGTCTGGCAGCCATTATCATGTTGTTTGCACTGTCCGTATAAATCTTTTCATTTTGTGTAGAAAATGTCAGAGGGGTTTGGTTTGGAATATTTATTGCTTTTCCATAAGCTAAATAAAAATTAACATGTCCACTCCCTGTAACGTTAATATCCTTTGTAACACTATCTGCCGCAATACTTTGCTCTGTTGTTCCCAATGCTATCTGTTTATCAAATGGCAACCTCACATTCAAACCAGGTGTCAAGTTTATTTCTCTAGTACTTGTGATATTCAAAGAATCTGTTGTACTATTTGTCCAGATCTCGCTAGCACTATTCCCACTACCCACTAATGACAGCTTTCCTCCCACAAACACTGATTTCTTCACCCCAACTCCCCCACTCGTCTTTAGTACACCCGTTGTGCAACTGGTTGAATCAGTTGTACCTGTAAATGTTATATCAACAGATATTGTATCGACAGAATCAAGCCTTTTCGACGCATCGTTCCAAGTCATTATTCCCGATGGTAATGGATTGTCTTGTCTTGTGGCCACAGCTTGCAAATTACTTATAACCCCTACTCTGTATGTTTGATCAGATTCATTATAAACCATTCTGTAGTTCTCTAAACTACCCCTCTCGATTTCAAACCCAGACTGGTTCAATGTAACACCACTTCCAGTTTCTCTTCTATTAATTAAAACAATATTGTCTTCAAACTCTATCACGTTTGTATCCAAAATTGTTGTATTCCCCTTGACCCACAAATTTCCATTAATAGTCGAATCCCCCGTTATCAACATGTTTGCAAATGTTGGTGAACTTGTTACTCTCACTTCTTGATCCAAAAAATCATCATGTTGTATAATAATGCCAGCTATACTGTTATATGTTATTCTGTTATTCAAAATTGGTTTAGGCATCCTCTATTATTTAAAACCCACAAAAAAATTCCGCGAATAACGCGTACACGTGTTCATCACTACTTAAAAAAAATTTATTATAAAACAAAAACAGAACAATTAATGAAATCTATCGAAGAACGTTATCAAAAATTAGACCAAAGAGAACATGTCTTGGTCAGAAGTGGTATGTACATTGGATCTGTCGAGAAGCACCTTGAAGAAATGTGGGTGTACAATAGAGACAAGATGCACAAAAAGATGGTCGAGTACAGCCCAGGATTCTTGAAAATTTTTGATGAAGTCTTGACAAACTCATTGGATCACAGTAATAGAGACCCAACCGTGTCTGCAATCAAACTTGATTACGATGTTACTACCGGGGTAATAAGTGTGTGGAACAATGGGTCTGGAATCCCCGTCGTAGAACACAAAGAACATGGTGTATTTGTCCCAGAACTTATATTTGGACACTTGCTCTCAGGAAGCAACTATGATGATAATGAGCAGAGAATTGGCGCAGGTCAAAATGGACTGGGGATCAAATGCGTGAATATTTTTTCTAAAACATTTACAATTGAAACAATAGATTCCGAACGTGGACTAAAGTTTGTTCAAAGCTACTCTGACAATATGTCCATAAAGTCAAAACCTCGAATTACTAAAAATTCAGGACGAAGTTATACCAAGATCACATTTTTGCCAGATTACAAGAGATTTGGAATGAATGGGTTGGATCGAGACACAATCGGATTGCTTGAAAAACGAGTATATGATTGTGTTGCGTGCACAAACCGAAATGTCAGCATCTCGGTAAATGGGATAAAAATACGAGGTCGTGGAATAGTTGACTATGCAAAGTATTTTTTTAATGATGAAAACATCACACAAATCTCTGAAAGCATTGTGCAAAATGTAGCCGGAACAGAATTTGTATGGGAATACATCGTTGTTCCTTGGGATCATTATGAACAAGTTTCATTTGTTAATGGCAATTCTACATATGGTGGAGGAAAACACGTTGATCACATATTATATCAAATTACATCCAAAATTAAAACACTTTTGGAAACAAAAAAGAAATTAAAAGATGTTAAACCAGCCATGATACGAGAACGAATGTTCTTATTCCTAAGAGCAACAGTTATTAATCCTCGTTTTAGTAGCCAAACAAAAGAAGTCCTTACAACTCTCTCCAAGGATTTTGGTTGCAAAATTGAAGTATCTGACAAATTTATAGACAAAATTTGGAAATCATCTATTATCAATGAAATTGTTGACATATGCAAACTAAAGGAATCAAATGAACTAAGTAAGGCCACTGATGGCAAAAAAAAGAATAAGATATATATCCCTAAACTTGAAGACGCTCTATGGGCTGGTACACAACGTTCAGACCAATGCACTTTAATCCTTACAGAAGGAGACTCTGCAAAAACATTTGCCATGTGGGGTAGAAGTGTTGTTGGCGCAGAACGGTATGCTGCGTATCCATTAAAAGGCAAAGTTCTCAACGTCAGAGACGCAAGTGTGCAACAACTCCTCAACAATGAAGAAATCAACAACTTGAAACAAATTATAGGATTAAAAAATGGGAAAGAATACTTTAACACATCAGAATTAAGATACGGACGAGTTATGCTCTTGACTGACTCTGATGTTGATGGGACTCATATCAAATCATTGATTGTGAACTTTTTTCATACTATGTGGCCAAGTCTCATCAAACTAAAATTTATTCAAACCTTAAGAACTCCAATTATTAAAGCCATCAAAGGAAAGCGTGTCATTGAATTTTTCACTGAACAAGATTATGAAAAATGGCAAGCAGATGCAAACGTTACAACATCTGGATATCATATTAGATACTTCAAAGGGTTAGGAACAAGCCAAAAAGATGATGCCAAAGACACTTTTCGACGAATAGATGATCTTCGTGTTGATTATTATTATAAAGATAAAAAGTGCGACGAATCAATTTTACTGGCCTTTCAAAAAGACAAAAATATCACAAAGGGGTCAAATGCCCCCAAATGCACAGATCAGCGCAAAGCTTGGTTGTCAAAATACAAGCGAGATGATTATATTGATTCTAAACAAAATCGTGTAAGCTATCAAGATTTAATTAACAAGGAACTTATTCATTTCTCCATATATGATAACACAAGAAGCATTCCCAACTTGTGTGACGGATTAAAACCAAGTCAAAGAAAAATCCTATACTACATGCTTAATAAATCAATTACCAAATCGATTAAAGTAGCTCAGCTTTCAGGATATGTTTCTGCTGAGACAGGATATCACCATGGTGAAACTTCTCTTCAACAAGCTATTATCGGCATGGCTCAAAACTTTATAGGAACAAATAATATAAATCTACTATATCCAGATGGTAACTTTGGTTCAAGACTCAGTGGAGGAAAGGATGCTGCAAGTCCTAGGTACATTTTTACACGCTTAGAAACAATTACTCCCTTGATTTTTAATAAATACGACACACCACTCTTAACTATGTTAAATGACGATGGTCAACAAGTTGAACCAGAATGGTACATTCCTGTCATTCCTATGATTCTCGTAAATGGATGCGAAGGAATCGGAACAGGCTATTCTACATACATACCACCTTACAATCCAAAAGATATTATTGCAAATATCAAAAGATTCCTTCATGATCAACCTGTCTCTGACATGAAGCCATACTTTCGAGGATTCGGTGGAGATGTTGTTGAACTCGAACGAGGCTCTTACATGACACGTGGCAAATGGACACGAATTTCCGATAAACAAATCTCCATTCATGAACTCCCAGTTGGCACTGCTGTAACTACGTATAAAGAGTTTTTGGAAAGCTTAATAGAAACAACACCCCTAAAATCAAGTGGCCAACAATCCAAGCGAAACTCTATTCTAAAAGATGTTGTAAATAATACGGCAGACGAAGACACTGGTATATCCTTTTTGGTAGAATTCCGAGACCCACAATATCTTGATAAGCTCATCCAAAATAATACTCTTGATAAAGAACTGAAATTACTCAAACTTTTCAGCATCAATAATATGTATCTATTTGATGATAACCTTGTCCCTGTAAAATATCAAACTCCAAGCGATATACTTCTAGACTTTTGTGATATTCGACTTGAATTTTACGCAAAACGGCGTGACTATTTGATAAACAAACTGTCCGAAGAACTCAAATATTTGCAAGCAAAAGTCAAGTTTATTTATGAATATATTAATAATGTTATCCAAATAAATAATACTCCTCGTTCTACCATTATAGAAATGCTTAAAGATAGGGAGTATCCCACTTCCGGAGACGATGGATATGACTACCTTATAAAAATGCCAATTGTTTCCCTTACTCGAGAAAAAATAAATGAGCTCAATAAACAGACAGATGACAAAAGAGCAGAACTTTTGTCTATAAAGGAAAAAACACCAAAGCACTTGTGGCTAGAAGATCTCGTAATCATTTCTAAACATCTCGATTAATGGTGCGTGCAAAACCTACACTTTATATATGTGACAGAATAAATATGCTTTACACTCTATTTGTGTTCACTGTCGGTGTATATGTTGGTCAAGAATATAAAAAATTTCCTGCTATTCGAAGTTTTGCTGAATATGGAATAACACAATTAAGCAATCACGCGAACAAACAACCGGATAAACAATCACCTTTCTATGACATTATCAAAACATTTCTGAATATAAAGAAAAATTGATTTAAAAGAAATACAATTGTTCATATATATTCGCAATATTATGCCTTCTTCTACAAATGTCGTAATTTGTGATTATATGAATGTTTTTTCAGACTTCAGGGAGATTAAATACAAGCAAAAAAATATAGACTTTCATATTGTTAAGCAGTCAAACAAACGTCAAGACACAATTGATTTTTTTACGTTGTTGTTTACCAAATACATTCAGTATGTTCACATTTCCAAGTCAAGCAAGTTCTTTTTTGTGATGAAACGATTAAATGGATACGATGAGATCTTAAAGTCAGTTCTCGAGCAGTTCCGTTATCTTGATATAACTATTTTAACAATAAACGACAAATATTCAAACGACATTGTTGATAAAAACAAGGACGACTTTTTGTGCCAGTATTTATTCATGGAAATGCAGAAAAAATTTCCTTGTACGCTTATATCAAATGACAAATATAGAGACAGAGAATTCTATATCAATCTTTTTGACTTTGATATGCACATATCTTTCATAAAGTGGAATCGGAACAAGAAGTGCGTCGACAATTCCTCCAAGATATTTAAAATAAACACAGAATTTAGTAAGCATCTAATTCGGCAAAATTTTAAGCGTTGTACAATTGCAAAGCATAATCTTTACAAAATCATTTAGGATAAATGTTCTTATCAAATATTTATCTTACATCTCCACTTGTCTAAGAGGTGGAATTATTTTATTGTCTATACTAATAATGAGTGATATTCCATCAATAGATAGTTTACACAGGGAAAAAAGTATCAAAGATGACTCAAAAGCAAAAATATTCAATCTTGTCCTTAACAAGTGTGTTGAGAAGATTTCATACACCAATAGGCACACAGACAAGACCTTTGTTATATTTGAAGTTCCTCAAGTTTTGATTGGATACCCACTGTACGATATGAAATCTTGTTTACTTTTCTTAATTACTAAATTATCTGCAAGCGGTTATATTATTGAATTTATAGACCCTTTCTACTTGTACATTGACTGGGGAAGCAAAACCAACCGAACGAACAAATTTCACGTTCCATCAAGCAACCCTAATAAATTAAAACATGATACCATGAACTTGCTTCAACAGTTCCCGAATACGTCAAAAATCGAATTTGTTTACGAAGATACTTTACCTCGGAAAAAGAATAAAAAGAAAAAAAGATAATATTGTTGCTAAAAAATAATATACTTGTCATAATTATGGACGATCCGGCTCAAGATCATGTAGACTTTATGATTATTGATAGTTATGCAACACCAGAAGGGGACTTTGTTACAGAATTCAAAGAATGTGATGGCAGAATATTAATCAAACACTTTTCTGGTGTAAATAGCGAGAACTTCCTTATAAGGAAATTAAACGGCAAACAAATGCAGTTTGCTTTTATTAAATTGCATGGTGTATACTATGTTAATATTAACGGACACCACATTATTGACTATAAAAAGTTTAGGCATATTCAAAGCATTTCCGATATCGACCCAGATGTAAAAATCAACAATCTGTACATTGGCGAAATTGTCTTGTTAAACTGTGACACAGAAATTGTTTATAAGGCTCTTAACGTTATGCACAAATGGATGAAACGGAAATCATGGTGGTTGGAAGATCTTTTGTATTATGTGTTCAATTAACGAATATACATTAAAGAGACTATAACAATAATTGCAAACTGCATGGTATACAACGTTCGCTTATACCCTTCATCATCATATCCTATACCATATAGTCTTGGTTTTCCATTTGGCTTAAACAACATACTAGGTTTTATGATGTAAATGATGATAATTGCCGCTAACAAAAGAGGTATCCGATGTTTTATCTTTTCACTAAGCAACATACTCCTATAATTATAAAATACTAAAATAAAATTACCAAAACCTCATCAAAATGTTTTTTTCAAAAAATGGAATATTATGCATCAACTTTAGGTAATCATAATATGCCATTTTTTGAGCACTTGAGATACTTTAGAGAAATAAAGAGTCTTAATAATGGCGGATTTTCAGAAGTCAAGTTATACCAATGCAGGGATGTTCATCATGGCGATGTTGTTTGTAACAAAACATATGTTGTTAAAAAGATGAAAAGGGGATATGGTGCCCATCACTCTCAATCATTTATTGACAGGATGATGTATAATGAATATTTTCACTGTTCTATTCTAAAGCATGAGAATATTATCAAAGCATTACATGTTGATCAAGTATCTCGATGCTTGATTTTTGAACACTTTATCAGTATAGATCTGTTTGACTATCTTGAAGAACATCCTGTTATTGACCCCAATACTCTTTTAGAGTGGTTCTCACAGCTTCTTCATGCTGTTTCATATATTCATGGCAATTATGTTGCTCACATGGATATAAAATTAGAAAATATTATTATTGAATTAGAACATCAAAGAATAAAACTAATAGACTTTGGCCATGCTATGCACTTTGATATAAACAAACAGCATAATAAAATTTGGGGGACTGAATGTTACATGAGTCCAGAGATGATTTCGTATACAGGTTATTTTCCGGACAAAGTAGATGTCTGGTGCTGCGGTATCGTCCTCTATAACATGATGTATAACAAAATGCCATGGGCAGATTCACGAAGCGACAGGTGCAAACATGCGTGCTTATCAATTGAACACGACATTCTTGACACGAGTATCTTTCAACCACACAAATTACTCTACAGATTAAGGAAATTATTTATTGGAATGCTACAACCGATGCCACATGAGCGGATAAATATACACCAAGCCAAGAATCTCTTAATAGGTTAAGTACTATCTCTATATATTACCTATATCTCTATAGATTACCTATATCTCTATATTAAATTTTTATTTTATTATATATTAGTAATAAGATAATCTCGATGAACACGTCCCATCCAAGCATGTTTGAAACAACTCCTCAAATACCAATTAAAACTAGTCTGCAAGAAACTAAACAGAATGTTACAATAACTGATAAACAACAATCATCAGGCAAATATGCGTTCACAGAAGCAGACGATCAGTTGGCACCAAGCAATACAAAGTATTTATTCAAAAACTTGTATGGAGAAACTTTACTAACCTCCATGTTTTTTTCCTCAAAAAATATCGAAAATATTCAAAAAATCGTTCGTTTCTTGGTACATAAGGAAGTTGGTCAAGTTATTGACAATCAATCTACCACTGAGCTCCTAATTATAATGAGAAGTGTATTTTTGGAGTACAGTGCACATCCCAAACTTCCTCGGGATACTATGACAAAAAATGAAAGGGATGCTCTTAACAAACAATATACAAACGAAGTTTTTAGATTGAATGATATAACAGTAAATACAATTGTTCCAAAAGTAATTTCGCAGCTGCAACAATATTTAACCTATCTTCGCGACATTAATACAGGTGCATATTTTAAAGAGAATCCTAAAAATGATTCTATTTCTGGACAAAGAGAATACAGAAGCCCTACACAGGTTTGGACCGGTGGAAATTTGTAAATCACATTATTAAATAGCCTTGACTTTTGTTATATATTTGTAAACAACGGTTTCTCCATTGATTTCAACTTCAGTTTCATGATTGGTTTTTGTAACCTTGTACTTGAAAATCTTTCCAGCAGATCCTCTTGTTGTCTCTCTAACATGAATTTCAAGACTCACTCTTCCTGTCTTTTTACTAGCAGACATGTTTCTGAATACTTGGGAAAATGCTTTCTTTGCAGCATTAGAGGGAGCTTCTGATACATATCTTCCACCGTCTCTTCTTAACTTCTTTCCACTCTTGTATATTGCCTCAACTGTAAATGAACGTGACATGTTTATATGTAAGCAATAAAAAAAAAATCTGTAAAACTTTTTTGTAGATATATGTCATAAACACATGGGAAACGTAACATCAATTGACTCTTTGCGAGGCCCACAAGGATTACCGATAGATTCGTCAATTGACATTCCCTGACACTCAGGTGAGGTTGCCAATGTCTCTTGACACAAACGGCCCTTAGGCACATTTGCTGGTTAGGCTCTATCCGCACAGTTCTCAGAATTTATTTCTGGAACAGTTTTTTAAAGATA